AGAAGCCGCTATTCACACTAAATCAGATTATCAAATACCTTTAAATGCAAACAATTCAGCCGTGACACCCGAAAGTACTTTAGTAGATGAGAATGGTAATCCTATTGCCAGAGCAAGTGAGGGTGCTGTGACCGAAGATAAAGGCGCTGAGGGCGCTACAACAACCAATCCCGATCAGGTGAGCGTATAATGAGTTACTTTAGCAAATTCCCTTTAACTAAAAGAAAAGATGGCTTTGATGTGGTTGATATCACACGTAAGGCTAAAATAAAAGTATCTAATTCAGGTACTGCTTATCTACCATATACAGTAAAAGAAGGCGAGAAGCCAGAAGACGTAGCCTATTATTACTATGATGACCAAGAAATGGCATGGTTAGTTCTATCTATTAATGATATTGTTGACCCATACACACAATGGCCTAAAGACCAGAGATCGCTTAACAATTATATTATCAAACAATACGAAGCACAATCAGGTACCACAGGTCAAGCAGTCATAGATTGGACACGCAACGCAAGTATCACTACAAACATTAAATGGTATGAGAGTAAATACAATACGAATGTGAGAATTAATCATAAGACATACTCAGCATCACCTCAACCAGATCCAAGCTTTACCGCAGACGAATGGAATCCTATTCGAATATATGATTATGAATTTAGATTGAACGAAGAGCGAAGACAGATCAATTTATTTAATCGTGCATTCTTAGGACAAATTGACAATTTACTTGAGAAGAATTTAAATGGCGAATAATAAACTCGCATCACAGGCAGGGTTCTATGAACTTCTGTCAATGAAGATACGTCCTATCGAGGCAAAGCCGGATACTGGTATAGAAATAAGCCAGATCATTACTGCTTGGCATTTAAATGAGAGTATGTTTCGAACAAATATCACAGGCTCAGTCAACGTATTAGACGCAGAAGGAATTATTCGTACATTACCTATATTAGGTGAAGAAATATTAACAATCGAGTGGAGAGATTTCTTTGGTAATGTTGCTAAGAAACAATTCTTTTGTTATGGCGTGAGAGATTTAGGACCATTAGAAGATAGTAGCGAAAGTATATTAAGATATCAATTAGACTTCACATCAATCGAGCATTTAACTGCCGCACAGGGTGAAGTTCGACAATCATTCTCAAATCAATTAATCTCTGATATGGTACAATCTGTATTCGATACCTATTTCGATTCCAGCCAAAAGACAATCGAGATCGAACCCACTGTGGGGAATCAAACATTTGCGCTTCCGACCATGACGCCCGCCAGTGCGATGTACTTTCTCGCCAGAAAAGCCTACGGCGGTGAAGATTCTACTAATAATTATTATTTCTTCGAGACAAAAGATAAGTTCTTTTTCTGTACACCTGAATACCTATACAAGAAATACGAAGATAAAGTCAATAGCGAGAAACAATTAGACGAAAACAATCTATTATTCTATACAGTAAAGACAGCAGATGACAATACGCCAGCAGGTCAGCTAAGAAATCAACAAACAGTATCAGGACTATCATACGGTAATCCATCTAATTCTATTAATGAGATCAATGAAGGCGAATATAAGACATCAATGCTAGAGATAGACCTATTAAATAGAACAACGTCAAGAACAATTACAGAATATAATGATATCATAGACAGAAATAAACTAGACACACTCGTACTACCTCACTCAACAGACTTTTTAGACAACAAAATGCCTGTGATAGACGAGAGATATGTATTAAAGGACTATAATGTACCTGGTATAGACAGGGGAGAGAATAGACATTATCCTTTTTATCGTGAGGTAATTAATTCGAAGCATCTATTTTCTACTGCTATGAGCAAATACAGTATTAATTGCACTATCAATGGTCGAAATCCGTTGATTCCAGGAATGGTTATTTTTTTAATGGTAGACCTCATAGAAGCTGGTGATCCTGGACGTCCAGATATAGAAAGAGATGGGCTGTATATGATAACAAGTGTAACGAATGCCTTCGTAGAGGATGAGTTTAAGCAGATGGTGACCATAACAAAGGGTGGTGTCTCTAGCACAAACGACCGAAGCCTATTTAAGGAGAAGAGATAATGAGTGGTGGATTTAGAAATCTACTGTGGTTCGTGGGAGTCGTAGAAGACCGTCAAGATGCCACTAATGATGGACGTGTGAAAGTGAGAGCATTTGGCATTCATACAGAAGACAAGCAAGCAATGCCTACTGCTGATTTACCCTGGGCGATTGTACTAGACGGATCATATGGTGGCATATACAAGATACCTGAAGTAGGCGACTGGTGCTTTGGTTTCTTTATGGACGGTGATGATGCTCAACATCCTATGGTGATGGGACGTATTCCTGGTATCAATCTACAGTTACCTTCTGAAGCTGGTACGCCTAGTGATGCGAACTATGTCCCTATAGAGTCTATGCCTAAGTATGGTAAGCCTCCTTTACATAGACATCTAGGTGGTGAAGATGCAGAGATAGGACAGGGACCATTACAAGCCGCTGCCGTTAAGGGTGGTATTAAGAGTGCTATTGAAGGCGAAGATTGGAATGAACCACCTATTATATCACCAGAAAAGAATCTTGACAATACTGTATATACCAGTAAGAATGATAATAACTATGTGGTGTTGAGTGATAGTAGAGAAGGAGATGGTACGTATATTCTTATCTCACATGCCTCTGGTTCTGCTATACAGATTGACTCACATGGAACGATACTTGTCAAGTCTTTTGGAGACACTTATAATAGTTCCGAAGGGTTTACGATGAACCGTACTGAGATGGACTCTCACACAAATGTAGGGGGTGACTGGGCATTAAGAGTCGAAAGAGGCTCTGGTAAGATATGGATTAATGGTGATCTAGACATCGAGTGTGAGAACTTTAATGTCACCGCAAGAGGTACAGCTAATATTAATGCCGCCGCTGGTACGAACATATCTGGTGGTAAAGTAGGACTCTTTGCTACGAGTGATGATGTTAACATCGCCGCTAATGCAAACGTTAAGATGAAAGCTGGTACTTTACTTAATGGTGGTGGCATATATGGACAAGCATTGTTTGGTGACGTACACTTCGACTCCTATAAGATGAACCTCTATTCTACGTCCTATATGAAGCTAACTGCACTGGGTACTCCTGCCGTCTCCACACAGACTGTACCGTATGCTGATGCAACACAAAAAGGTATAGAGATCAACTCTCCTGTACTCGTAAGCTTGAACGGTGGTGTTGGTGCAGTACAGGTGGCAGCCGCTACTACAGCAATATATGGTGCAGTGAAAGCGCAGATGACAGGAGGCATTGTAGATGTCAAGTCTTCCGGAATATTAAATCTCTCTAGTACTGGTATTGCCTCTCTAGATGGATCATTAGTAAACATAGGTATGGGAACAGGCGATACTTCTCCTGCTACATTAACTGCTATAGCTACGTTACGTGGTACTCAAGTCGCATTAAATGCTGCCCTTCCTAGTGTAACAGAGATTGCTACAGTTGTCAACCCCGGAGATATTCCTCCTAGTCGTGTTCCTGTAGGACATACAACTAACTCTGCATTCAGAACAAGAAGACCTCCTCCTGCTACAAGTAGAGCGAGTGACGATACAACAGATGGCAGTACATCAGCATCAGCGAGATCATTTGCCAATGCCGCAACTGCTATAGCGAAACGTGGTAATTACGTAGGAGCATCTGTACTTAAAGATGATCCCGAGTTCCAAGCTAAGATGAAAGATATGCTAGAGAAGTATCCAGGCTTAACAGAAGAAGAACTACTGAGAGTTATGCAAGGCGAGAGTAATTTTAACACGAATGCACTAAATAGTGATAGTGGTGCTGTTGGCTTATTCCAATTTATACCTGGTACTGCTGAGATGTTAGGCTATACGACTGGTGAGATACAGAACATGTCTGCATCAGAACAGCTAGGTGTATACGATAAGTATCTCGAAACGTTTAATTATTCTGGTGGCAACTTAGGTATTATGCAAGCCGCACCAGCATATGCTTCTAGAGGAGATAGCTATGAAGTCTATGCGCCTGGTACGAAAGCATTTGATCAGAATCCAGGATGGGTAGGTAGTGATGGTAAGATCACTGTCGGCAGTATTAACAGTTACTATACAAATCAAGCATTAGGATAAGACTATGACAGCTTTATGCGAATCAACAACACCATTAGCATCACGCTTTGATGCCTCTTTACTGAATGCTGACTCAGACATCTTTAAGGAGATCGATGACTATACCAGACTCGTTGATCTGAATGCCAATCCAATTGAGCGATTAGATAGACAAACTGTTATAGATTTAACAAATAAAACTAATTTTATGCTTGACAACTTGGATCTTTCAGAGTATAATACACTTAGTGATAGATTTCAACAAGCTCCGTTAACATTCGTTGAGGTAGCTGACTTTATTGTATCAAACAATATGGATCTCGACACTATAGCATATGACATAGGGCTATGGCAAGATGGAATGACTCCTTCGACTACTGCTCCTGTTGACTCGTATCTAGCTGATCTTGACTACTACTTAAACTTGAATCTAGGTAAATCTATATCAAGTGGACTATGTGGTGCGTTTGCGAATATCTTTGCCACTCTAGGTGGTATCTTTACACTCATTAATACAGCCCAAGAATTAATAGCTGATATCAAGAACTTAGCAGAGAAGGATCCTTTGAAGCTTGCGAAGTCGTTGACTCTTGCTGCCGTGTTGAAGAAGATTAAAGATACAGTACTAGAGATTGTAGATAAAGTTATAGCACAGTTAATGAAACAAGTACAGGGCGTTGTTGATAGTCTTGTAAACATGGGTGAAGAATTAAAGTGTGCCGCTAAGTCTGCATTTGCTCATGTTATGATTGCCGCAGATCAAGTTAAAGAATTCTTTGATGATATTAATAAAGATGGCATGAAGAAGTCACTAGAGAAGTTCATGGCTAAAATGGTTGCTCAATTCGAAAGATTGACACCAGAGAACATTGCACTTATGATGTTTCGTTTCTGCCAGCTGACTGAAGTAATACAGAGTCTTCTCTCATCACCAGTAGATGGTCTAAAGAAACTTGCTTCTGCATTGACACTTGAACAAGCCGCTCTGAAGAGTGCTGGACTCGTAGAGACAAAGAAAGCAGTTAAAGCTGGTGCATTAAGACTCTCTCCTGAAGAACGTGCAGATAATATAGCACAAACAAGTGAGAAAGTCAATAGTCAAGCGAAAACTTTAAAAGAAATAGCGAACGGAGAACAATCCTCTTATGAATGTCCTTCATGTCCCTCTGTAGAAGAGATGAGACAAGTAGCGGGTCTATCAGAAGCAGGCATACCAGGCAAGTTCACATTCGAACCACAAGTAATTAATCAGAACGATTTCGAGGGTAAGTATCTCAAGGGCGCTGGTTATAAGAAAGTAGACAAAGAAGTATGGTTTAAACTACTACGTCTACTAGATCAAACAGGTACGGCTGTCGTAATCAACTCTGGCTATAGATCAGCAGGTAAGAATGCTTCAGTAGGGGGTGCGAAGAAGTCTATACACATGACAGGTGGTGCAATTGATGTACGAATCTCGGGTGACTATGATACAAGAGCATCATTCGTTGTTGCAGCCTCACGTGCTGGCTTTACTGGTATTGGCATATACAGTTCGTTCATTCACTTAGACATAGCACATCGTAGAGCATGGGTTGCTGGTGAGCCTACTACACCATCAGATTATCCAGTGCCGGCAAGTCAAGTTAATCGATATGTTTCTTTAGCGGCGAGACATGATAATGATAAACTTCGTACAGCATAACATAAATAAAAGTAAAAGGCAAATTTAATGGCTACTATAACACCTCTTGCAAGAACACGTGAAGCACATAGTGACTTTCACAAGGACTTGGCTCTATTGCCTGGTCGTAATGACATTGCAAGAAAAGTCAATGAGAACTCTGTTAAAGAAGCAATTAAGAATATACTACTGACTGATCGTGGAGAAAGACTCTTTCAGCCACTTGTTGGTAGTGACATAAGACAGCTACTATTCGAGAACGTAAGTCCTGTTACGTCTATTATCATACGAGATAGAATCGAATCAGCATTACAAACATATGAACCACGATGTGGATTAAAAGATGTAGAAGTCATTGGAGACATTGACTCTAATAGCGTAAGAATAAACGTTGTATTCTATGTCATAAATAATGAGACACCTCAAACACTTTCAATCGATATCGATAGGGTAAGATAATGGCAAACATTTCACCAGTACAAAATTTAGACTTCTTTGAAACGAAGTCGGCACTTAAGACATATCTGAGCAATCAAGATAGGTTTGCTGACTATGACTTCGAAGGGTCTAACATGAATGTGTTGCTAGACTTACTTGCATATAATACGTTCTATAATAACTACTATTATAATATGGCGATTAGCGAGATGTTCCTTGACTCTGCACAAGAGCGTAATAGCCTTGTGTCTCATGCAAAAGAATTAAACTATATGCCACGCTCACGTAGATCAGCAAAAGCTACAGTGACATTTAATATTACTGCTACACAGTCAGGCAACTTCTTTGTAATTCCAAAAGATACAAAAGTTAACGGTAAGTGTGGTAATACGACATTCACATTCATTGCTGATAAAGCCTATACAGCAGTATCGAATGAAGTCGCTACGAATCCTTTAGGACCTCGTGTATACACAGCTACTGGTGTTGAAGTATATCAAGGTCGATTAATGACAGAAACACTTGACATTTCAGACACAACGTTGTCTAATGAGATGATCGATTCTAGTTCTCTATACGTAGAAGTGAATAATGAAGAGTACGTATATAAGACAGACATATTTGGCATTACTGCTACTGACAAAGTATTCTATCTCCAGCCAGAAGAAGATAACAAGTATTCCATACAATTTGGACAAGACAAGTTTGGTAAACAGCCTACAGCAGGTGATACCATTACAGCAAAGTATCGTATTACATCAGGACCAGATGCGAACGGTGTAACATCTATGACTAGCAATGGTTTAACTGGTGCTGGTGGCGTGAATGTTACAGTTACAATTCCTTCTGCGGGCGGGCTTTTGACTGAGACTAGCGAGTCTATTCGAATGTTTGCACCTAAGGCTCTACAAGTACAAGAACGTGCTGTTACGAAACGTGACTACGAGATACTATTACGTAGTCGTTTTCCTAATATCGAAGCTATCTCTGTATATGGTGGAGACGAAGTAGAACCTCCTCAATTCGGAAAGGTGATTATCTCTGTAGACGTTACTGGCGGCGAAGGGGCTGCTGACTTTGAGATTGCGTCATTCAGTGACTATCTTAAAGACAAGACTCCATTAACGATTGAGCCAGTGTTTGTACCTGCTAAGTTCCTATTCATTGATACTGTAGTAGACATTGTAATGGATCCTAACTTGACTACTAAGTCTGCTTCACAGATACGAAGCGAAGTTACGAATGCTCTTACAGCTTACTCTTCAACGAACCTCAATGACTTTAATAAGACACTACGTCAGTCTCGTTTGGCAGCGGCATTGGATGCTGTAGATAATTCAATTATCTCT